CTGTTCTGCCAAGTTCGCGTCAGGCGGTACCGGCAAGTCGATTCTGGCGCTGACCGAGGCGATTGCGATGGCAACGAACCGGCCATTGCTCGGCATCGCACCGCGCCAGCGCTGCCGCGTCTGGTACTGGAACGGCGAAGACCCGCTCGAGGAAACCCAGCGCCGCATCGCCGCCATCTGCCTTCACTTCGATATCAAGGCCGAAGAGCTGGAAGGCTGGCTGTTCATCGACAGCGGGCGCGAGCAGGAAATCATCCTTGCCGTTCACGATCCCAAGACCGGCAACACCATCGCCGAGCCCGTCGTCAAGTCGCTCATTGACACCATACTCGACAACGAGATCGACGTGCTGATCATCGACCCATTCGTTTCGTCCCATCGCGTCAGCGAAAGCGACAACATGGCGATGGAAATGGTGGTGAAGCAGTGGACCAAGATCGCCGACGAGGCCGACGCCGCCATCGAACTGATCCACCACACCAGAAAGACGGGCGGCACCGAGGCCACGGTGGAAGATGGACGCGGAGCCGTTGCGATAATCAACGCGGTGCGATCGGCTCAGGTGCTCAACAAGATGACGCTGGATGAGGCCGCCAAGGCCGGCGTGGAAAAGCATCGCGAGTACTTCAAGGTCGAGAACGGCAAGTTGAACCTGGCGCCGCCGCCTGAAGGCAAGGACTGGTACCGCATCGTTTCCGTTGCGCTCGGCAACGGCGGCGGCGATGGCGACGACGGCGACGACGACGACGGCGACGCGGCGGATGGCAAGGGGCCGATCGACTTCAACAAGGCGCGTCGGCAGGACGAGCGGCCGCGCAGCGGGATCGGCGCCATGCTCGATAAGGGCGACAGCGTCGGCGTGGTCATACCTTGGAAATGGCCCGATCCGCTGGACGGCATTACCGGCAATGACTTCGAGAAGGCCGCCGCCGAGATAAGGAAGGGGAACTGGCGCGAGAACATCCAGTCCAACGAATGGGTGGGCTACGCCGTCGCCAAAGCCCTCAAGCTCGACCCCACCAAAAAGGCCGACAAGGCCAAGGTCGCTGGCCTGGTCAAGATCTGGCTCAAGACCGGCGCTCTCGTGGTGGTCGAGGAACAGGACGCAAAACGTAACGTCAGGAAGTTCGTGCGGGTGGCCGATGCAGCCTAATTTGCCCCACCTCACTTCCCCGCCATTCCCCGCCACGCCTCACCCCCACACCCCTAGAAGGGGTGGTGGTGGGGCAAAAGCGTGCCTCACGTTGCCTCACCTTGCCCCACCTCAAGTGAGGCAGGTGTGGCAGCGGGTGAAGGGCACTGGACTGATGGCGAGACAAACACCGACAGGCTGCTGTCCCGCGATGGCGAGCCGATCATGAGCAGGCTCACCACGCTGCGACCGCGCGTTCCGCCAGCGTCGGCTCGCCTTACCAAGCGGCCGAAGCTGACGGATGCGTTCTACTCGTCGGCCGAGTGGCGCGCGTTGGTGCGCGACCTGATCGCCACCCGTGGCCGGCGCTGTGAGGATCCGCGATGCGATGCGCCGAACGTCGGCGTCGATCAGCGGATCTATGGCGACCACGTCGTCGAGCTGAAGGACGGCGGCGCGGCGCTCGATGCGGGCAACGTGATGCTGCGGTGTGCGCCGTGCCACGGCCGAAAAACTGCAGACGAGGCGCGCAAAAGGATGGCGCGGCGATGGTGACGTGCGCGGTCCAAATGGTGCGCCAGCGCACGGTCTCGTTCGCCGATCGGCGGCATTGGCTACCGCCCGTGCAGGCCGCGCGAAAAGTTCCGGCTATATCAAGGGGATGCCGGTTTAAAAGCTCGCGACGACACCCTTCCAGCATCGCGCTTAGGCTCCGTGGTGGATTCTGGCCCTGTCGGCCGATTTTTTTCAGAGGGACGAAACAGGAGACGAAAATTCCATGACGAAATCGCGAAATATCGGCCGTGGTGGTGCTCGACCAGGCGCCGGCCGGAAGCAAAAACCGGTCGCTGGTCCTACAGCGACGAGCAATCTTCAATCGGGTCAATTTGACCCGATTGAAAACAAACGAACGGAGCCTGCACCGATCATCCGCCCGGCCTCGACGATGACGGCCAGCGCGACTTTTGCGCGGCGCTCGCCCTCGAAACCTTGGCCACGATCGCGGCGACCGGCACGTCGGAATCCGCGCGCGTCGCGGCGTCGCGCGAGCTGCTCGATCGGAAGCGCGGCAAGCCGGCGCCAGCCACCAAGCCCGCCGATACCGGGACCGATGATCCCGGCGATCACTGGGACGGCCTTCTGGGCAGCAAGCCGGCGCCATCCAAGGCATCGAAGGCGGCAAACTGAGCCATGGAAGACCCGCGCCGCCTTGCCGAGGTGCTCTACGACGAGTCGCTCGGCGATGATCCTGACTTGATGCTGGTCGAGTTGCTCGACGTTCACGCCGATCGCACCGGTCAGAACACGCCACGCCATGCTGGCCGGATCCTTCGCGGTGCCCGCCGAGCCGGTCGCAAGCGTCTTGACGACAGCGACGCGCTGCGCCGGATCGCGGCGTTCCCGCCGTGGCGGCGCCGTGAAGCCGTTGGCATCGTTGCTAAGTGGCTAGCGGGAGAAGGTGCCGACGAAAAGACAGTTCACACCATCGAGCGCCGGCTGCGTCGGAAAATGAAACGGACACAATAGATGTGTCCGCCGCTTCCGTTCGAGTAAAAATGCAGCATGAATATCATGAACGTCAGAAAGCTAAAACCCGCTGCAGCGCCAGCGCCCGTCGAGGACGAGATCGCCGCTCTCGAGCGCCGTTACTCTGAACTGGACACCGAGGATCGGGCCGACAGCGAGCTGCTGCTTCAGCTCGAAAAGGCGACCGCGTCGAGTGTCGCCGCAAGCGCCGACCACGCCGAGGCCGAGGCGTACCTCAAGGGCGAGAAATTCGATCCGCGCCGCGCTCGGCCCATCCCCGAAATCGACGCTGTTCGCGCTCGACGTGAAGTGCGGCGCCGCGCCATGAAGATCGCGCAGGATCGGCTGCATCGCCTGCGTGAAGCTCGGGCCGAGCAAATCTCGGCCTCGTTCTTCGCCGAAATTGCGGCGATCGAGAAAAAGCGCGTTTTCCTAGCCATAGAGCTGCAGAGGATCAACCGGCAGCGCGAAACGCTACGGGAGAAGATTGCCGCTGCGGGGGTGGTCCGTTTTTGATGACGGATGGCGCTGATCTGCTGGGGCTTGGCGACCGCGCAGACGACGAAGTGTCATGGGGCGTGGCTCGCTTGATCGCGGACGGTGCCGCGACTGCGGTCGAGATCGAGCGGGTGAAGTCCGATGGCCGACAAGACGCTCGACCGCTTGTTCGACGACGCGCTGCAGACGCGCATCAAGGGCGTTCCGGGCGGCAACATCGTTCACTGGGGTGCCAAAGATCGCTCAGTAATCAAGGACTACTTCGTCGCGCACCGGGACAGTGTCCTGTCAGCGGCTACGGCACGCAGATCCGCAAACGTGGAAGCAGTGCCAGCAGGCCGCACCTTTTCGGTTGGCGGCGTCACTGTGACCCGCGATGCGCAAGCGAGCGACTTGCGCTTTTTGGGTCGCTACACCTGCAAGGTCGTCGATCTCGTCGGCGATGTCGTCTTCAACGACGGCGTTGACAGCTCTGACTTCAACAAAAATCCGGTGATCGCCGGCTTCCACAATACTTCCAGCGCGCTGCCGGTCGCCACCTCGAGCCAGCCTTACGCATCCGGCGATTCCCTGCTGGGCGTCATCAACTTTCCATCACCCGGTGTTTCTGCGGCGAGCGACGAGATGGCCGCCGCTGTTCGCGCAAAGCTGATCCGTGGAATCTCGATCGGATTTCAGCCGCTGGCCTGGAAATTCTCGAAAGATCCAGCTCGCCCGCTCGGGGTTGACTTCCTCCAGATCCGCTTACTCGAGGCTAGTTTGGTCCCGATTCCGTGCTGTCCGCCATGCCTGGTTCTTGGAGCCGTCACCGGCAAATCGGCGACCAAATCAACGCCGGCAGGCAATGTCCTGCAGCTGTCGAAACCGTCCGATCGTGAGGCGCGCATGGCGGAGGCCGCGCGGCTGCGCCGACAAGCGTATCGAGTTTGAAGTTTGCGTGAACCTTTGCTCATCGCGCAAAACGACCCCCGCCAGCGCATCGGTGGGGCCTTGTGTGGGCCGGGTTTCCTCTCGCTGCCTGGCCCACACAAACCTTTTGAAGAGGCACTGATGGAAAAGTTTGTCTACGCGAGTGGCGCACTCAGAAAGTATCTACACGCCCGCGCCAAGGGCGCGTCGCAGGAGCTGCTTTCGGAACTCAGCGCACAGTCGCTGGTGGAGCAGGACGGCCCGCGCCTGCGTCTCGTCGTGTCGAACAGTGAAAACGGCGGCAAGAAAGAGACTGCAGAACCAGCGTCTTCGCCGGCCGATGCGGCCGACGACGAAGATCCCGATCTGGCCGGTTAAAACCGATGGATCCACACACAGCCGAGTTGGTTACCGTCGTCTCGCACAGCGAAGACGGCCGCATCTTGCAGTACATCAAAAATTTGATCCCCGTCACGGAAGCCGACCAAATGAAGGCGGCGGCCCGGCTGCGCGCCGAGGAAAAGAAAGCGGCGGCGCTGGTTCGGGATACCGACGCTCTGGTGGAAAAGGCGGCTCACTTACCGCCACCCGAACAAAAACCAACAGCACCAGCGGTAGCTCGCCCTGAACCACAACAACGAGCCGTCCCTCGCGCACCCGCCGCGAGGGCGCCGGCTGAAGGCGCGGCCGCCGATGCGATCGTTCCCGCCCGCGTCGCGGCCGCTGCCAAGCGCAAACAGCAGGAAAAGCCCAGCCTCGAGGCCCGGCTTAGGAAGCTACCCGATGCTGAGAGGAAAGCGTTTCTGGCGAAGGCGACGAAAATTCTGGCTAAACACACGATCGACGACGGCAAAGAGGTCGGCCGAACGGCCATGAAAGTTCTTATCGACCGCACGCCACCCGGTCACACGGCAAGCAACGTCGATAAGTCACTGGAGTCGTTCCTTCGCTTCGGGCTGAAGCGCCTGCAGGACAATGCAAAATATCCGCTGGCGAAGTGGCCAGAGTTCCCCGCATTTTTCGAGCGTGGATTCTGGCTTGGCGCGAATGAGGCCGTGGCCGAGTACAACAGCAAACACAAACAGTCAGCACCATGCCAACCGGAACAATAAAAAACTACCGTGCAGAACTCGGTTACGGGTTCATCGCCCCTGATGCGGGCGCCGGGAACAGGGACATCTTCTTTCACATCAAATCATTTCCCTTGCGTCTGCCCGAACCCGGTCAGCATGTGAGCTTTGACATCACGCCAGACGGCCAAGGAAGGCCGCGAGCCGTCAACATCAGGCTGCTGAACGCCACGGCGGCCCTGCGCTGAAATGTCATTCAATCTGTCTGTTCCTGACTGGCAGGATCGCATCCGCGCGAGTCGATCGCTGATCCCGCCATTGCCGCTCGATCACGACGCCGCCGATCGGGCCGTTGGGATATTCGACCGACTCCGACTACCTGACGTTCCGGGCAAGCCGTTGCTTCGGGATGCGGCCGGCGACTGGTTCCGAAATATCGTCCGCGCCCTTCACGGGTCGATCGATCCGGCGACGACGGAGCGGATGGTGCGCGAGGTTTTCTGCCTCGTCCCCAAGAAGAACAGTAAGACCACCAACGGCGCGGCGTTGATGTTGACATCGCTGCTTCTGAACGAACGGCCGAACGCCGAGTTCCTCTTGGTTGCCCCTAGTCATCTGATCGCCGAAATCGCCTTCCGCCAGGTCGCCGGGATGATCGAGGCCGATGCCAAGCTGGCGCGGCGAGATCACACGCATGTGCAGGCTCACTTAAAAAAGATCACTTGGTTGCCGACCGGCGCAACGCTGCAAGTCAAATCCTTTGATCCCGGCGTCCTTACCGGAACAAAGGCTTCGGGCTGTCTGGTCGATGAACTGCATGTCGTCTCGTCCGATGCAAACGCCGACCGCGTCATAGGCCAGTTGCGCGGCGGCCTCATCTCGCAGCCTGAAGGGTTTTTGGTTTTCATCACCACGCAGAGCGAACGGCCGCCTGCCGGCGTGTTCAAGGCCGAGCTGGACAAGGCGCGGGCGATCCGCGACGGCCGGCGTCAAGGCGCGATGTTGCCGGTGCTGTACGAGTTTCCCGACGACATCGCGGCCGATCGAGAGAAATGGGAGAACCCGGAAAATTGGCCGATGGTGCTGCCGAATCTCGGCCGCAACCTGACGATCGAGCGGCTCAAAAGCGAGTTTCAGTCCGCGAAGGATACGGGTGAGGAGGAATTTCGGCGCTGGGCTTCACAGCACCTCAACGTCGAGGTCGGCATGGCGCTGCGCTCCGACAGGTGGGTTGGCTCGGATCTTTGGCAGGCGTGCGGCGACAAGTCCGTGACGCTCGATGCCCTGCTAGAACGCTGCGAGGTCATTGTCTGTGGGATCGATGCGGGAGGTCTAGACGATCTCGTCGGGTTTGCTGCGATCGGGCGCGAAAAAGGCACCCGCAAATGGCTTCACCATGGCCGCGCGTGGGCGCATACCATCGTCCTCGAGCGCCGGAAGTCGATCGCGCCGATCCTGCGCGACCTGCAGGCGGTCGGCGACTTGGTCATCGTGGATCAGCTCGGCGACGACATCGAGGAGCTGGTCTCGATCATCGAGCGGATCGATCGGGCGGGGCTGTTGCCGACCGAAAACGCGATCGGCGTGGATCCTGTTGGCATCGGCCAGGTGCTCGACGCACTCGCCGCTCGCGGTATCGATAACTCGGAAAAGCGCCGGATCGTTGGTGTGTCGCAGGGCTGGCAGCTCGGGAGGGCCATTAAGACGTTGGAGCGGCACTTGGCAGACGGCTCATTCGTTCATGGCGCGCAACCGATGATGGCCTGGGCGGTGGCCAATTGTAGAGTCGAGCAGCGCGCCAACGGCATCCTGATCACCAAGCAGGCGAGCGGGACCGCCAAGATCGATCCGGTTGTCTCGGCGTTCAATGCCGTCGAGCTGATGTCACTGAATCCAGAAGCCCGTGGCTCGGTCTACAACACACCCGGTCGTGGCATTCTGATGGTTTGAGGTGGAGAGCATGGATCACAATCAAGAACTGAGCGCCGACGAGATCATCGCAAACCTTCGTTTGAAGGCCCACTACTGGCGCCAGGAAGCGGCAACGCGCTTTGCGGGCCGCCCGGAAGCAAAATGGTGCATCGAGTACGCCGAACACGCCGAGACGCTGGCCGAGCTGGAACGGCTTAGGGCGCTGGATTGAATTAAACCAAAACCGGCTGCGCTACCTCGGTTTGGGCATTGACGAGGCGGCGTGACCGGTGACGCGCGCTAGGGCCGGATGTACGCCCGGTGCGCGTCAACAATTTTGAAGGCGAGAATGGCACTGCTGGTGTGGTTCGACGACTGGACGATCCTGCACGAACTGCTGATCGTGTGGTTGGTCATAGTGCAACCGCCTCTCGCGGTGTATTGGCTGTTATGCGAGCGCCGGCCTGACGCCGACGACAGGGCGGATTAGCTCGCCGACGGCCCTCGACATGGCCGCGCGCCGCGAGATAGGCCGCCACCCGCCGCGCCTGTCCCGGCCCGCATAGCGCGCCGATAGTCTCGCGCCGGCTCACCACGACCTCACCGCGGGCGATGTAGCCGGCAATTCTAGCGGCGACCACGCCGATGAGTTCGATCGGGACTTGATGCGCGTCGGCCGCGGCACGACCCTCCGCGCTTGCCGCATCCAAGAGGACGCGCTTGCGCCAAAGCGCCGCATCGAGCTGCAGCACCGCGTTCCGATAACCGTAGCTACTCATGCCCCCGCCACCCCGTTGTCCAGTAACTGGACTCGATCTTGCAATTTGGCTGCCCCAAAGCGGCCTGCAGCTCCGGTTCGGCTGCGGGTTTTGGTTTCTCAACAAGAAAAGAAAAGAAATTTGGGGCGCTGCCGGATTGTCGAGAGGTCGAAAGCCCGCTACCGGAAAACCTAGAAACTAGAGGGGCAAAGCGATGACCAAACGCGGTCGTCGAGCGGGGGGCGCTGCTTGCTGCGCGGCGATCTGGACTAGTAGCTTAACGATTGGGTAACCCTAATAATTGCTTTCAGTTGTTCATAAAATTTTATCGATTAGGATATTCAGCAGTTGAGCGGCGTGA